TATGACAGAAGGCAGCCCCTCCGTGTTCGTGAAGCGCGACTGGCTGAACATTCAAGACCAAATGAATGGCAATTACGGTTCAAACCAAATTATAATCGACACCAGTGCTTTAGCCAACAGTAATAAGTATATGGCATACAGAGAGGCTTACTTAAGTATTCCACTTGTACTTTCTGTTGCAGCCCCCAACGTTTCGTCTGTTCAGATCACGGGTACAGTGAACGGTACGGGAACAGGATTGACTGGAGCAACAATTACATCCACTGGTTTAACTATAACTTCCGACATGACACTTGCCCTTAACGGAGCAGCTGTTTCCGGTGTTGCCGTTGTTACTGCTCTTGCCAGCCCAGCCGTTACTGGTTCTGGTGTTCTTGCATTCGCAGGTGGACCAACTACATCTACTGGTGTAGTCACAGTAACAGCCACACTTAACGCTGGATACGCAAACTTTTTCGGTCCAACCACCGCTCCTACCGCTGCTTCCTCCCGTATCGTTGGATTGAAGTCATGGTTCGGTAGTATGATCCACTCTCTTACCCTAGACTACGCAGGTACTACTATTTTGCAACAAACCCCCTGGCAGAGCATGTGGACACAATTCGGTCTTCTGACTACCCTTGGTCAATCTGACTTAGACATGAACGCAAGCACGATTGGTTTCTACCCTGACACTGCCAATGGCTTCCAATTCGAATCAGCATCTGGTTTGGGTGGAGAAGGTGCTTTATGGAATGTCTTTGGTGGTATGCTCGGAGCACAGTCAGGTCAAGCATGCGGTATTACAGGTGCTGGTAACGTTGGATTCGCGCAAAGAACTCTTAATACCCTCATCGACCCAACTGCTGCTGCAGGTTGTGGAACCAGCTCTTTCAGTGTTCTTCAAACCGCAACTCAAATGGGATCTCTGTACCGCAGCATGGTTAACCAGTACGTTACTTCTACTTCCGCTGTTGGTATTGTATACCAAATTCAAGCACAAATTTACTTGCGCCACATCCACTCATTCTTCTCTCAGGTTCCCCTACTAAAGGGTGTTTTCTTCCGCCTTACTTTGAACATCAACCAGCCTTATGTGTGCATTACGAAAGGAACATCAACTGGTGCTAATAACCTTGGTATTAAGAGCATCACCAGTCCCCTAGGTGGTGTTGTCCCCATTCTCATCAACGGTAACGCAGGAGCAGCTGTCAACTTAGTCGACTCCGCTGGTGGAACTGTGTTCATTCCATCTCAGGCTAACTCTACTCAATCAAACAACCCATCTCCTACCGACCTCTGTGTTGCACTCAACGTTGGTAACACCATTCTTAACCAAACGCAACTTAACTTGCTCGGATCGGGAACACAGACACAGCTCAACCAAAGCTGCTTCTTGTACGTTCCAAGTTACACTTTTAACCCAAGCTTCGAGGAGAGTTACTTGTCGCGACCAACGAAGGCAGTCGTCTACACAGACATCTACCAATTTACAACTTCGTCCGTAAAAGCGGGGGCCCAATTTAATTTCCTTTTGACGAACGGGATCAGTAACATAAAGAGTGTGTTAATCCTGCCCTTCTTCCCGAATGTTCTTACTTCAGGAGAGCTGGGTGCTTCTTCCACTGTGGGATACCCAGTATACCAATCACCATTCGACTGTGCTGGGTGTGGTCCAACCTCCCCTCTTACTTCAATCCAGAACTTCAACGTTGTCGTTGCCGGTCAGAACATGATCTACAACACACAACAGTACAACTTCGAGCAATTCTTGAACCAACTTGTTGGTGTAAACAGCATCAACGCAAACCTTACAGACGGCTTAACCAGTGGTTTGATTGACTTTAAGTCCTTCCAGCAAGGTTACTCTTACTACTACGTCAACTGTTCTAGGATGCTCCCCATTGACGAGGCGGTCCCCAAATCAGTCAGCATCCAGGGTACAAATGTCTCCCAGTCGTCAGTACAGTACTTGTGCTTTATCGAATACGGGGTCCAGGTATCAGTAGATGTCCTAACTGGCGCAAGAGTATAAATACACTTACGCAAAATCAACATAAAGAAAAAATAAACAATTCATTTGGCTCCGGCCGTTTTCTCTTAAACTTTTAATTAATATCAAAAAATACTAATTAAAAATGACAGTATCTTACGTTCCTCATCTCGGGCGCATCCATAGCGCTAGGGAACTGACTACACACTCTACAGAGGGACTCACACTGTATTCCAATGCAGTCTGAGCAATACGACGCAGGGCAAGTAGGACAGTAAGACATAAACTCAGCAGAGAACTTGTGGCAATTACCGCATATGTGTCTTGGGCAAACAGAAAGCTTGCACACTTCCTTCTTGCTTTCTTCCTGTCTATCTACGAAGGAGCAAAGAAGAGAACACCTAGAAAGAATGTCGTCCTCAATGAATTTGAAGTATGCCTGCTTTGTTTCTTCTTCTACCTTTACGCAGTGAAAGTAGTTCCAACACGCCTTGTGCATAACCTTTGGACAGCCGGCAACTCCGCAGACCATAGGTATTTCGTCGGAAGTGTCGAATAGTTCTTTGCATCCGAAGCACCTCTTCTCAAGTGTAGGACTTCTTGCAAAGTCTGGACGCGCGTAAGTATTCCAGTAGTTGTACCACTTGTTGAATCTGTACTTTTCCTCATTGTGGAAGCCGTTGCCAAAGTGCTGCCCATTTAGAAAGTCGCAGCACAGAGCATTCCTTTCTCTCCAGTAAGGCGGTCTGGTTCTCTTTAGTTCTGCTTCTCTCTCTGCTTCCTTCTTTTTCTCTTCTTCTTCTCTCTTCTTTGCTTCCTTTCTCTCTCTTCTTTTCTGCGCATCCACTAGTTTTTCTAAGTCGGACTTCTCTCTCTTATTTGGCTTCATCTCAGCCACTAATTCTCTCATCCTTACTTCGGAGTCGATTCTCTCTTCTCTGACAAAAGATGGTCTCCTGGGACCCCGAATTGTTCTGGTGGATCGACGCTCCATGTTGGGTTTGATTGTGACAAAGTCTCTTTTTCAGCGAAGCGATGATTTTTTTTTCTCCGCTGATTTCACAATCTCTTCATTATCAAACCCTATGCAGGCCACGACCGATTTTGCAGCCGTTACACACAAAATGGAATCAATTAAGGATCTCGTTACCCAAGGCCCAGTGTCTATTGCCAACAAGTACTTCCTAACTGAGGAAGAGGCATCACATGCACTTGTGGTCATGTCTTCCCCGCACGCGAGAAAGTCTAATCTAAGGTTTCCCTGTAGTACAGCAGGCTTAAGAAAGCTGTGCAATTTAAGAATAGGAGTATGGGACGGTCATAACAATGCCAACCAATGTGTGGACGTGCCGATGTTCTACTATGATTGGTACTACAACAAGACAAAAGGCTTCGATGGTGTAGTAGAGTACGGAAAAATACTTGGTCAGGAGGAGTGGAAGAGATGCGAGTCTACTGGTTTGTGGTTCTACAAAGAGAAGCCACAGATGACTTGTCAGCTATCCACATGCAGGGCATGCGAGCCATACGAGCGAGTGTTCGAAGGGCAGAACAGACTAATAGTCAAGTTCTACTTTTGGGATCCAGAATGCAGGGACTTCCAGTCTTACCTCCGTTTCTATCAGAGATTCTTTCTATTGTTCGAGAAGGACAGACTGAAGAACCCCGACCAACCGTACGACTTCAGACAGGCGAGATTCATGATGGTAAAAAGACAGGCAACAGGGGACTTCAACTTTCGGTACAATTTTTCTGAAAACTTTATTACAGAGTACATCAGTAACCATCTTAGATTTGCTCAGATGGACCAGATAGTAGATTTGCCGTTAGAGATCCAAGTGCAAATCTTCAACACTGTCTTGAACGACACAATATTGCTGGCCACCCAGGACGAAGTAAAGAGATGGATAGAAGAGTACAAGAACGACCCTTCCAATGATTACTGGACCATTACTCACGAAGTGGACGATGATGTAGAACTTGCGAAGCCCCAGGACCTGGAGGTTGCTTACTTAGCTGATCCAGAGAAGATCCCTTTCTTCGTTGCACAGAAGCTGCACAAAGGCGTACCTACTGGTTGCAGGGTTTCTTCTTTCAGAATGAGAGAGTACCACAAGAAGCACCAGGTGATATTCCACGAAAAGTACAACACAGAAGAAGCAATGAAAAAGTACGAGAAGACAAACTAGGGAGCAAAGTTATTGTTGAACTTATTTTCTTCTCCTTTTTCTGTTTCTTTTGAAGGAATAGTTCCAATTAAATCTTTAGGTAGAGGTACTTTTTTAGGGTTGTCTTTACTTAAGAAGAAATGTTTTAAAATCCATTCATTTTTTTGGTAGTCTAGAGAGTCATTAAGGTCGTCGAAAGGAAGTAAGAACATCTCTGTGTCTGTCTTCAAGTTGTTGGACATAAAACGTTTGTCGTTGATGAAGTGTGCGTAGGCAAGCTGCCAGAAACCGCATGCGTTGTTAACAATAGACTGTACGTCCTTCGTCGGATGCCACGGTTTTACACCGAAGTTTTCCTTGATTAGTTTTGTTACTATCTGTGGTGGACCTTTTCCATAAGAATCAAAGTAGACCGCACCTACGTGCCCATTGTTTGCCTTTTTAACTTGGAACCCGGTCCAATGGGATCCTTCGTTTGGACCTTCTTCGTCGTCTGCGTCTTCTAAGTTTATCATGTAGTATTTATTTGGCTTGAGCTTCTTCGGTAGTAAGTCTTTGAATCCGCAGAATTCGAGGGGAATTCCCATCTTTGGAGCAATATCCTCAATCTGATCGTTTGTTAACATTATCTATATTTCATGGTTAGATAATTTTAAATTAAAATGTTCCTAAATTAATTGCCATATTGACTTGCGGCCAAGGCTGGTGGGAATTGTGTGTGGAAGAAGAAATTCTCGGAAGCTGGCTGGGGCATCAATGCGGGGTTGGACATGCACATGAGGTTACCTCCAGCACCTACATTAGTGATGCCTGAGAGTTCTCCGTGAGGACCTATAGCTCCGCCTCTTGCTCCGGCGAACATTCCTCTTCCCGACGGACCTGCCGCGGCGATTATGTGCTGATCTCTCATTCCACTAGGTAAGGACAGATGTGGACCCATTGTCATTGGAAAGTTTTTGGAAGCCTTAATCTTGCCTCCTCGAGTTCCTGCGTACAACCCTCTACCGCGTGGTTTGCGCATGGTCTCGACCAAGTCAATGGCTTGTCGTACGCGGCTTTCGCCTCTCTTTCTAGGTCTGTTTTCACCGATGTCCTCAATAAGGTCAACTACTTTACGCTTTACTGATCCTCCGTGGGCTCCTCCTGCCCAGATTCCTTCTCCGCTCATTGCGTCTTTAAGTGTGTCAATAGCAAGTTTTTGTACTTGCTTGTTGCTTGCTATTTTGCCAATAGGCTTTGTAATGCTCTTCATCGAAAGCTTACCACCGGCAATAAGGCCAGCTCCCATTGCACTCTTAGCCATGTCGAGAGCCATGTCCTGGACTACAGGGTTCTTCGCAATGCTGCTAATAGCACCAGTAATGCTCTTCATTTTTATTTTGCCTCCCTTTACTTTCTTTACTGCTTCCGACGCAATCTTCTTTGCAATGGATTGAACTTGTGATGCTCTGACAGCACCTCCTCTTGCTGAAGGACCAGCAGAAATACCTGCTCCTGCTGCTGCCAAGCCAGCGTCTAAAAAGAAGTCGCCTGCCCCGTCGTATCCCATTGCTTTTGGTATCATGTTAAAGCCCTTGTTAAACCCATGTCCGAAGTCTTTGAGTGTGCCCATTTTCATTTTTCCACCTCTGGCGGAAGGTCCAGCTGATATTCCTTCTCCGCTCATGAGGTCCTTTGCTGTGTCTAGAGCAAGTTTTTGAACTTGTTTGTTGCTTGCAATTTTTCCTATTGGCTTCGTAATGCTCTTCATGCTTAGCTTTCCTCCACGAAGTCCTTTCGGAAGCTTTTTTGGCATTCCCATACTAAAGCTACCTGACGAGTGAGTTTTTCCGTCCTGGCCAATCCAAGTAGCTCCGCCTCTCGCGGAAGGTCCTGCGGAAATGCCTGCTCCAGCCATTGCGAGACCTGCATCGACAATGCCATCTACTCCGCCCATAGCGTTGAAGCCCTGGCTAAAGCCTTTCTTAAAGTCTTTGAATCCGCCCATTTTCATTTTCCCTCCGGCCATAATGCCGGATCCTTCTGATCTGTTCCTGTGGAGCTCTTCAGCACCCAACTTGATGACGGCCTTACCGCCTTTCTTTCCAGCTTTCATCAATTTCTTGATATTGTCTTCAGAGAGGAAAGCGGGAACACCTGATCCTTTTGCAGCTAGGGCTGCTCTTACAGAGTGTCCATTTCTAAGCTTGGACATAACAGCTTTAGACATATCTGCTAAATGTACTGGATGCATCTTTGTATACAGTTCAAATAGAAAAAAATCTGGCTGATTTGCAATCTTTTTATCTATTGTGTTTATATAAAATGAAATTTACTCAATTTGTTCAGCAATATTTAGCGAACAACAAGAACTCTGGATTAACTTACAGAGAAGCTATGAAGGATGATGGTGTGAGATGTGCGTACAAACAGTTCGAAGCTGACTTATGCAAGAAAGGAGTTGTTAGAAAGCCAGAGAAAAGACCGGAACCTAAAAAGAGATATAATAAGGATACGGGATGTGGCGATAACGTTATTAACCAATATATAGATAACCAGCCTAAATGGTCTCCTCCTTCCACTGGAGCACCTCCGCAACCTCCTGCACAGAAGCCGGGGTTTCCTCCTCCTCCACCTACTGCACCAAGAGGATCATACCGTCCTGACCCCTTTCAGCAAATGGCACAGGACCCTTACTGGCAGAGAAATCCAGCACTACTGGAACAGGCAAGGCGGCAGTACGAGCAAGCGCAGGCGGAGGCTCAGCAAGTAAGGGAGACAGCTGAAAGAGAGGAACCTCAAGCGCAGGAGTTTATCATGCCTCCGGAGTCGATAGAGGGAGAGATTCCACCAGAGAGCCTTGTGACCACTCCTTTTTTATCCACTATCCCATCTTACGAAGGAGAGGATTCCACAATATACACTCCTCCAACTGGTGTTACGGAAAATACAGACAATTTCATTTTGGACCAAACAATGGACCAGGACGAGGAGTCTGCTGCAACTCAGCCGCCGCCTCCACCGAAACCGAAAAGGCAATATAAAGAAAGAAGTACTGGAATAGACCTAAGGAATAAACCGGAAACGCCTCTAGAGCAAAGGAGATACATAAGAAACACGGAAGTGCCACGATTGCCACTACCTCTCATGTCTGAAGGTGTACAGCCTATCAGAGACCGGACTCTTGTTAGACTAGAGAACATACCGGAACAAGAACTATATGAAATAATTGACGAAGAGCTCATGAACAGCCAAGCCGCTGTTGACAGGGAAAAAGTCATGGAACAATTAAGGAAAGAGAGGGACAGAACTAGGTCCGGTATCATACCTTTGAAGCAAGGAGGAGTAAAATTTACGGATGAAGAAGAAGCGACAAAGCTAATCTCAGACATAGCTGACATCGTAGTAGATGAAGCGGTGGAAGACGGAGGTGAGTGGATCTCTAGCCTAGGCTTTTTACCAGATGCTTTAAAAGAAGTGGAGTTAGAGAGGAAGAAAGAAAAAAAGGAAAGGAGAGACAAAGAGCTAGACAAAATGTGGACAACTTATGAAAAGTATCTACCTGTCCTTAAGAATCTATTGGAAAAAGTACAGGAAGACGCAAGGCAGGCTAGACAGAGGGAAGCAGAAAGGGCAGCTGAAAGAAAAATATTAAGGCAGGAAAAGAAAAAGACTTCAAAGGGAAGAAGAGACGGAGGAGAGGACGAATTTGCAGACGATGCCCTAGACGCAAGAAAGAAGCCGAGATTCGGCACAAGGGAGTACAGGCAAGAACTAAGGCAGAGAATAAGAGAAGGAGTGAACAGACACATAAACGAACCACCAAGCAGGGGGGTAAGACCAATATCAGAGACTATGCAGTACAGACCTGACGTGCCATTCGCTTATAATTACAGGCCGAGAGTTGTCACACCAGAGGAAATAACAAGAAGCACAATGTCAGGAGTGAGGAGGGATAGGGCAAGACTAGGCATGAACGAAAGAAACGAAGACATGGATATAGAAGGAACTGGTATGGGAAGGAAAGACAAACTAAAAGGGTTAATATCTGCATTAATCGATGTAATATAATCTTTTTTCTATGTATACAATGAGAATACTAAGTTTAGCGAAGAAGCCTGGTACAGTTTGTGGAGGAAGGGTCAGTAGACCTACGCAATATATAGAAGAAGACGAAGACGACGAACAGGGAATCACGGTAGACCCGAATGCAATGGATGTCGAGGAGGAGGATTCGGTAAATCCATTTATAGCCGATTTCGTCGGTGACTCCCCTCCCCGTTCTCCTGAGTCGACAGGGGAAGACGACCCTGAGGTAATGAGGATGCTGCAAAGATTTGCGGATATTCTGGATGAGAATGGAGTAGACAGAGATGACTGGAACAGATGGGTTGATGAAATAATGCCTGCCAAAGGCATTGAGACACCAGAAGAACTAGAAGATTTTTTTGATTGGATGAGGAGTTTCGCTGATGTTCTCGGTAGATATGGAATAGACGAAGAGGACTGGAAACATTGGGTGGACGTAATAATACCAGCAAAAGGGATAAGGACACCAGAAGAGCTAGAAGAGTATCTTATAGATATGGAATATTATAATGCAGAAAGAAAAAGAAGAGCAGATGAAGAAGGTTTTGACTGGGAAACGGGTGAGCGCAAGCGACCAAGAGGTTCTGGACTAAAGGGTGGGACAATAGACGAAGACCCTTTCCAAGAGGATGCGGTACGGGGTGTTCAGGCAGGCGGTAAGTACTTACCACCAGAGATAGTAAGGCACATTGGCTCATACAGGGACGAAGGAGAAGACGAACTCTTCGAATTGAACCCAAGAGGAACAGTATTGCGCGGACGAGAGATATCTCCTGCTGAAGAGAACAAAAACATGATACTTCACAATCTTCTATCCCTCGATGACGACTTCTTTGAGGACGAAGAAAACAGAGCACACAAATACAATAAGGATTTGAGAGACCTTATTAGAAAAGCAGGAAAGATAAGGGACGACCCAGACTTTGACAGACGGTACTGGAGTAGCAGACTGAGGAGGACAGGAGGTACAGACATGCCATCTCCTATGCCAGGATATAGAGAATATGATGCTTTTAGGTCCGTAGGGTAGTTATAACCATATGTTAACCATTAAATATTGTATTAATAGCAGATAATTAAGCAAAATAGGCGATAATACCTTAATAAAATCGATTTTATTAAGGTATTATCGCCTATTTTGCTTAATTATTTAGCTGTTTATACAGTTTTTAATGGTTAACATATGGTTATAACCTATCTCTACCTAAC